TTATATATTCTACTATTGTTCTTTGTCTCTCTTTTTTTTTTCAATAATCCCCGTCCCACCTCAACCTACACCTTGTCCCTACACGACGCTCTTCCGATCTTATAATCGTAAAACTGTATGTCGGGAAAGTCTGTGATGATGCCTGTATTTTCCCATGCAATATCTGACGTACCATTGAGACGCACCGCTGGTGACTTACCTTTTTTATAACATGTTACGTTTATCTTTGTGAGTTCTTCGCGTAGTTGTGCAAGGAAATCATCGGGACTGTTTAGCCAGTAGTCAAGCTTGCGTTGACGCGCTGCCTGTACACTATTCATTGCGCCACGTCCTGCCGTGTTCAGACAGGCCGCTTCGCAACCTGCTAGTTGTGACATAGGACACACCGATCTGTCAGGTTTCATATACATAATGTAGCTACGTATCCTGTCAGAATACTTTGCGTTCTTGCGTAGCTTTGCGTTGCTGTTTTGCTCTGCTAATAATTTCATAACTTAATCCTCAATCGTAATTCCAAAATTCACCATCCCAATAAACGTTGTAGCCTTCCTTACTCAGCCACTGTCCAGCCTCATTAGGTATGGCAAAGCAACAATCGTAATCGTAAACCCTACCGTTCTCAAGGAAAACACAACACGAATCTACATCGCCGCGCTTTACATGCTCGAAATAAATTTGATCTTTGTTAATGTAAACAGCATAGCCTTTGTACTTTTCGTCACATTCACGTAAACTCATTTGCCTACCCTCCAAGGGAACATTGTTAAAAGAATACTAACCCAAACCAAACACCATATCAATTCATCTTGCATTGCACTCTCCCAATTCATAACTTGTTACGTTTATTCGTCGTCGTCGTCGTCGCCAACATCATTGTATACTGCCAAACATTCTGGACAGGCTACCTCTTCAACGTTTGGATTGTCAAGCCACGCTCCAACGTGTGCATACCTGTCGCCTTCAATGTTACGCGGCGCACCGCAAACTGTATTGCCAGCGTAGTATCCTGTTAATGTGATGTGAATCATTTTCATTCCCCCAGTATATCTAATATTTCACACAATCTTACAGTATCACTTGCTGAAGGTAAATCCCCCATAAATCTAGCGTTGTTAATGCGCTCCGCCAATATACCCGCTTCTTTGATTAGCCTTTCATATCTGTTCATTTTCATTCTCCCAGTTTATAACTTGTTACGTTTTTGTCGGCGCTCGTGTGATCGGCGCAATTCTGTCAGGATATCACTCAGCATTGTAAACCCCTCGGTCAGTGTAACGGTCGCTAGTGTTTAGCAGTCCCATATCCTCTAATTGGTTTTCTACCAGCACCATGCGATCTTCATTGTATCTTAGCATTTCTAGGGCATCGACGTATTGCCGCGTCCCATGCTCGCTTCTATTAAGCTCCCTTCGGTAGTCTCCGACTAGACGGTTTAGGTTTGCATATTGTTCGATTAGCTTCTGTATGTTCATATCAGTCCCCTAGTTTATAACATGTTACGTTTTAACGTACCCAAACTAAATGATTCAAGTGTTTATATTTACGCTTACCCTTGCGCACTTCTCGAGTCGCTGCGCTACCCTTGCCTGATATTTCCATGCGCGGCTTTGAATAGTCCAGCGCGGCGCGTATGCGTTCAATGTCTTTACGATTCATGGCGTAACCTCAAAAGTATAACATGTTATAGAAAAGCTACCCCGTTACAGGGTAGCAGCCGCGTCTGCCAATAGTACCGCTAATTGGTGCAATTGCGAGTCTGTCAATTCAGCGTTTGCAATGTTTTTGGCAGTCTCTACCAGTATATTGTCGCCTTCGGATTCAGTCTCTGTTTTTGGCGCTTTGATAGTCCATATCACGTTATCCTCGGTTTTTCTGAATGACAGCGCCCATCCCTTTTGGGTTACCTTGTCGCGAGTTTTACCGTTTTTCAGCGTTACCGTTTCAATTACTGCCCCGAAATTCTCGAGCATTCTGGATTCTCGGTTGATTGTGCTTTTGAGTACTTTCAAAGCTTCAGTGTTGTCATCCGCCATTAGCTCAAGGACTGCTACCGATAGCGGTACGTGCCCACTATGGAATTCTATCGTTTCATTAACGATGCTAATAGAGAACTCCGCGTTTTCTAATTCATACCGTACCGATGCTGCAAGGTTTTTGGCAGTGTTGGCAGCGTTTGCGATTTCTGAATCATACATGGCTTGTTTTCCTTTGCACCGTTTTGGTGCGTTTTTGGGGTCGCGATGTTGCTTCCCCTACGCCTAGATAGTTGCACGTGCCATGCCAGCTATAGAAAGTCTTTATAAATCAATAACTTACACGCCACTACTGTATATTTGTACAGTCAATAAAGTGTTACTTTGTAACCTTGGGTAACACTATTGAGTAACACGGTAACACTAGCGGTAACACGGTAACACTACTGGTTAGATGTACAGTACTGGTTAGATGTACAGTATGTTCTACGTGGAACACTGGTGACGCTATAGGGTGCTGCATAGACTCTCACACTTTACTGTATTGATTCTCATTTGCATCTGATAATGATTCTCATTCGTGCCTGCGTAGGCTAACAATAACGCTAATGAGAATGATTCGTGTTACGATTCAGGCACGGGGGAGGGCTGGACAGACTGTTGCGCGCGTGTGTTGCCGCTCAGACTCAAAAAAGAGCTAAATTGAACTGCATAATGCAACGCAGAAAGCTAGACAGAATAAGGGTCTAAACAGAATCTGGAGTGCGCCTGTAAGGGACAGTACAGATCTGTGTAGTATTTACATTATTAAAGAAAAGACTTGACAAACACTGAAAAGTATGCTATAATATACTGTATAGATAAGTGATTAACTAAAGAGAAACTTGATCGCGCCGTTAATGCTTGACAACATATAGGAACTTGACCACATATAGGCATATAAGATAAATATATTAAATATAACTTTAATGCCTATATGCAGTCATGGGCCTATATGCAGTCATGGAACGGTCAAGTTTCTATATAGTTCTTATACGAGGATTGTTATGTCAGAAGAACCCGGTAGTAGTCGTGGTCGTCCTAAAAAGAAAGCGGTAGAGGCTGTTAAGAAGGGAAACAGGCGGGCTGTTGGGCGTCCGAAAGGCGACGCTGGCATCATGAATGAGTATAAGGCTCGGATGTTAGCCTCACCGAAGTCCAGAAAGGTTTTAGATGCTATATTTTCTGCGGCTTTGGACGACGATCACAAAAATCAAGCAGCGGCGTGGAAGTTGGTGATGGACAGAGTAGCACCAACCGCGCTATTTGAAAAAGAAATCATTAAAGAAAACGGAAGAAGCGCCATTCAGATTAACATTACAGGCGTTGGAGCTACCGAAGTGTCATCAGGTGACGTTATTGACGGAGATTCCGGTGAAGTACTTTAAGATCGAAGAGTTTAACTGTCAAGAGACAGGAGAAAACGAAATGCTGCCAGAGTTTTTGCACATCTTAGACGATCTCAGAGACTTGTGCGCCTTTCCGTTTGTTATCACCAGCGGATACCGCAGCCCAAAGCACTCAATAGAGGCCGCAAAAACAACTCCGGGTACGCATTCGCAGGGCATTGCTGCTGACATCAAAGTATCTTCAGGATCACAGAAGCACACCCTAGTCAGACACGCAATGGCACTTGGATTCAGCGGCATTGGCATAGCTGATACGTTTATACACGTAGACTTGCGCGACTCTACGCCTGTTATGTGGACATACTGATATGTTATATACAAAGAATGTAAACTTAACGGACACTTCTACGCAAACGATTGTGACCATACCTAGCGGCTACGTTGCCCACTGGAATATGGTGTTTGTTTCTAACCTACACAACTCTACTAACAATATTACGCTCTTTGTAGACAAAACTCCAGACCCTGACATTTACATACTAAACGGAACTAACGTACAGTCTAAAGAATACTTGCTTATTGACGGCAATGCTGTGTTTGTGTTGCAGCCCGGAGATGTTATCAAGGCGTCATCAGGCAACGCAGGGAACATAGAAGTCGTAGTCACCTTTGATCTACTAGAAGCCCCTGCAACTTTTGTAAACTTTAACGGCGTATGACAGCAGTTAACGTAGAACTGCTAGATTGGCAGAAGAAGGTCTTCAACGACCCTACGCGCTTTAAGGTAGTTGCTGCTGGGCGACGTACAGGCAAGTCCCGGCTGGCTGCGTGGATGTTAATCATTAATGCGTTGCAGGCTGAACGCGGCCATGTCTTCTATGTTGCCCCCACACAGGGACAAGCCCGAGACATTATGTGGCAAACGCTCCTTGAACTAGGTCACAATGTCATTGCAGGCTCACACATTAACAACTTACAACTTAAGTTAGTTAACGGTGCAACCATTACGCTTAAGGGTGCTGACCGTCCAGAGACTATGCGTGGTGTGTCTCTTAAGTTTCTGGTTATGGACGAATACGCAGATATGAAGCCTGACGTTTGGGAGCAAGTCCTGCGTCCTGCACTAGCTGACCAGAAAGGTCACGCAATGTTTATAGGAACTCCTATGGGCCGTAATCACTTCTACGAACTGTACAAGTATGCGGAGCTAGGCGACGATGAAACTTACTCAGCATGGCATTTTACCAGCTACGATAACGAATTACTTGACGACAATGAAATTAACATCGCTAAGAAATCAATGTCAAGCTACGCTTTTCGTCAGGAGTTTATGGCCTCCTTTGAGGCAGTCGGCTCAGAGATGTTTAAAGAGGAGTGGATACACTACGGCGAAGCCCCTGATTCAGGAGACTACTATATTGCCATTGACCTAGCAGGCTTTGAAGAAATAGGTAAGAAGAAATCAAAAAACTCTAGACTTGACGAAACTGCAATTTCTGTTGTTAAGGTAGGTGACGACGGTACTTGGTTTATAGAAAACATAATTCACGGACGCTGGACGTTTGACCAAACTGCAATGAAAATATTTCAGGCAGTAAGAGACTACCGACCAGTATCTGTAGGCATTGAGCGCGGTATTGCAAAGCAGGCAGTGATGTCTCCAATTATGGATCTTCAACGAAGACACGGCACGTACTTTCCCATAAAAGAATTAACACACGGCAATAAAAAGAAAAACGACAGGGTTATGATGGCGCTACAAGGTAGATTTGAAAATGGCATTATAAGTTTAAATAAGGGCGCATGGAACGCACGTTTCCTCGACCAGCTATTTCAGTTTCCCGACCCGCTAACTCACGACGATCTAGTAGATTCCTTAGCGTACATCAGTGAAATGGCAATTGTGCCATACGGCATACACGATTTTATAGAAGATGAAATAGAAATCTTAGACATTATAGCGGGATACTAATTATGAAAGATGACTTTTACAGCCCTGATCCACTCTTAGTCCAAGAGTCTTTGGAAGAGTGGGTAATGACAAAATGCGAAGACTGGCGCGACAACTATCAGTCTAACTACGAAGAAAAGTTTGACGAGTACTACAGACTGTGGCGTGGCATCTGGGATCCAGCAGACACTGAGCGCAAGTCAGAACGCTCACGCATAATCAGTCCTGCCTTGCAGCAAGCTGTAGAGTCTAACGTTGCTGAGATGGAAGAGGCTACGTTTGGGCGCGGTAAGTGGTTTGACATTTCAGACGACATGAACGACAAAGAATCTCAGGACGTTCTATATCTGCGTAACAAGCTTACTGAAGACTTTGAAAACACCAAAGTTCGTAAGGCTGTTGCGGAGTGTCTTATCAACGCGGCTGTATTCGGTACTGGCGTTGGTGAAATTATTATTGAAGAGATCAAAGAGATGGCTCCAGCCACCCAGCCGATTATGGATGGGCAGCTTCAGGCAGTTGGTGTTAACATTACAGATCGTGTGGTTGTTAAGCTCAAGCCTGTCATGCCGCAGAACTTTCTGATTGATCCTGTGGCAACGTCCATTGAGGACGCTATGGGCGTCGCTGTGGACGAGTTTGTTGGAAGCCACCATGTAGAGCAGTTACAAGAGAACGGCGTCTACAGGGACGTATACGTAGGCACAGCGGCTTCTGACACAGACCTTGAGCCTGACCAAGACATTACCGTATACAGTGACGACAAAGTTCGACTAACAAAGTACTACGGTCTTGTTCCTAAGCACATGTTAGAAGAAGCCACCGATGAAAAGATTGAAGGTGACGCAGGATACGTAGAGGCTGTTGTCGTCATTGCTAACGGCGGTACGCTTTTAAAGGCTGAAGCTAACCCTTACATGATGCAAGACAGGCCCGTAGTAGCGTTTCCGTGGGATGTAGTACCTTCTATGTTCTGGGGCCGTGGCGTTTGCGAGAAAGGCTACAACAGTCAGAAAGCCTTGGATACTGAGCTACGAGCACGTATTGACGCTTTAGCGTTAACAATTCATCCGATGTTAGCTATTGACGCTACTAGGTTCCCACGAGGAGCCAAACCTGAGATACGTCCCGGCAAAACAATTCTAACCAATGGAGATCCGCGTGAAGTATTACAACCGTTCAATTTTGGTCAAGTGGGTCAGATCACGTTCGCCCAAGCAGCTTCCTTGCAGCAAATGGTGCAACAAGCTACTGGAGCAGTTGATTCAGCGGGACTCGCTGGTAACGTTAATGGTGAAGCTACTGCCGCTGGCATTTCTATGTCTCTCGGTGCTATCATTAAACGCCATAAACGCACCCTAATTAATTTCCAGCAGTCATTCCTGATTCCGTTTGTTAAGAAAGCGGCGTATCGTTATATGCAGTTCGACCCAGAAAACTACCCTGTAAAAGATTACAAGTTTAACGCAACCTCTACGCTGGGCATTATTGCTCGTGAGTACGAAGTTACACAGCTTGTTCAGTTGTTACAAACCATGAAGCAGGATAGTCCAATCTATCCAGTCCTTATCCAAAGCATCATCGACAACATGAACTTGTCTAACCGCGAAGAACTAATTGCAGCTATGCAGCAAGCCCAGCAGCCTAACCCAGAAGCACAACAGGCAGCACAGCAAGCACAGCAATCACAGCTTGCATTACAGCAGTCGCAGACGGCAGCACTGTCAGCACAGGCGCAAGAGTCGCAGGCACGAGCACAGAAGTACTCTGTCGAAGCGCAGCTTGAGCCACAAGAGGTTGAGATCAAGCGCATTGAGGCTATTACACGTAACCTCGCAGCGGGTGATCAAGACGACAAAGAGTTTGAGCGTCGCTTAAAAGTCGCACAAGCAATCACTAAAGACAAAGAAGTAGAGGCTAAGATAAATGTTAATGACCCAGCAAGACCTCAAGAACCTAATCAGCCAAGTCAACGAAGCGTTCAAAGGCCAGTTCAACCGCCTGTCGAACCTAGAGGAGAAGGTAGCCCGTTTGGAGGAGAGTCTCAATGACAGCAAAAGACCCAAGACTAGTACGAGCAGGAGTAAGCGGGTTCAACAGACCGAAGAGGACACCTAAGCATCCTACGAAGTCTCACGTAGTTGTAGCCAAAGAGGGCGACGAGATTAAAACCATACGTTTTGGACAGCAGGGAGTCTCAGGCGATAAAGAACCCACGGCTCGACAAAAGTCTTTCAAGGCGCGACACGCAAAAAACATAGCCAAAGGTAAAATGTCTGCGGCATATTGGGCTAACAGAGTAAAATGGTGATTAATGAGCTACGAAACCAAGGTTAAGGAAGCCATAGGGTACTGTCTAAAGCAAAACAATCTCAAAGGCAGTGCAAATGAGAAAGTTGTTTTAATGTACTCAGGTGGCATGGACAGCGTAAGTTTACTTTGGAATTTGTTAGAACACACGGAGCACGACGTACACGTACATTCAATACACTTGCACAACAAAGAAGGACGCTACAAAGCTGAAGCGCATGCAATCTTGAATACGATACAGTACATGAAGGACAACCAAAGACCCTTTGAGTTTTCTTCATCTGTGTACTCGTACATGGCTAAGGGTTGCGGCGGGCGTGACATGGCTCTGTATCTCTTCCAAGCTACGCGAGTAGCAACAGGAGAGGGGCGTTCATCAGCGGCTGTCTATACTGGTGACTACAACATGAGTAAGGTAGAGTCAGCAGAAGCTTACGGCATTCTGTCAGCAATGTCTACGGGAAAACGCTTTAGACCAGTATGGGCCACGCCGTTTGATAACATGACAAGCATACCTGTCGAGCGCAGTAAGGGCATCTACATGAGTATGCCTGAGCCTCTTAGGGAAATGTACTGGTCATGTCGTAAACCCACGGAGGTTGGTGAAGGCTTTGTAACCTGCGGTGAGTGCCACGCTTGCAAAAGGCAAGCACACATGAAAGAAAGTTTAAAAACTTAGGAGGCTATTATGCCTATGGTAGCCTTATACTGCGTAGTTTGGAAAGATGCTCAAGGAGGAGCTAACACAGGCTGGAGAGAAGTAGAAGAGCTTGTGCAAGCTAAAGTAGCTACTGCGGTTTCTTGTGGAGCTATTTTAGTTAATGACGAAGAAAAGTTAATAATCTGTCCTCACCTAATAATTGACAACTCTACGATTATACAAGGTGATGCAGAGTTAGTAATCCCAAAACAGTGGGTAATTTCAGTAACTAAAGTGTATACGGTAGGTCAGCATGGCTAAAAACATGAAGCACTATAAACGTGATGGAACGCTATACACAGGCGGGACTCACAAAATGCCAGATGGTTCTTTACATTCTGGTAAAACCCACGGCAAGACATCTGTAAAACTGTACCACTACAAAGACTTGTCGAAACGCGCAAAGGAGAAGGCCAATGTATAGCTACGGAAAAGGCAAGAAGAAAAAACCAAAGTCTAAGCCTAAAGGGAAATAAAATGACTAAAGGATTATATAGTAACATCAATGCTAAACGTAAACGCATTGCCGCAGGTTCCGGTGAAACCATGCGTAAACCGGGATCTAAAGGTGCGCCTAAAGCTTCTGCCTTTGCTAAAGCGGCTAAGACAGCTAAAAAACGTAAATAATACCAAAAAGGCTTGACATTTAAGCAAAAGTATGGTATAATATATAGTGTATAGTAACTAATGAGATAACCAAAGGGCCTCTATGAAACCTGAATTAGAAACATATTATAATAATTACTTCGATCTTTTTAACACAGATGGTTGGAAACAACTCTTAGAAGATTTTAAAAGTAATGCAAATATAATAAACTCAGTTGAAGCAACAAAAGATGTAGATGATATGTTTTTCCGCAAAGGACAACTTAACGTATTAGCACATCTAATTAACTTTGAAGCTATTACTACTAACGGCTTTGAAGACGCGCAGAACAATCCAGAAGATGATTAAGGTATACGATTTTAAGTGTACCAATGGTCACTACTTTGAAGAATTTGTAGACGCTGACGCTACAACCAGTAGGTGCGGTTGTGGTGCTAACGCTACAAGGGTCGTTTCAGCAACGCCATGCGTACTTGAAGGTGCATCTGGGGACTTTCCCGGACGGCACATAAAGTGGGTACGAGAACATGAACAGGCTGGACGTAAATAAAACTCCATAACCGTTAGGCGGAGAAGGTGAAATAATATGGCACGAGCACAACTCGTAGACGAGCGCCCGGAAGAAGAAGTTAACGATAACGTAGACACACTAGAAACACCAGAAGATACGATTGAGTCTCCTGAAGAGGAGGTAGCTCAAGAAACTGTACCAGAGAAGTATCAGAACAAATCCTTGCAAGAGGTAGTTCAGATGCACCAAGAGGCTGAGAAGCTCCTTGGTAAACAAAGCTCTGAGGTTGGTGAACTACGTGGCGTTGTTGACGACTACATCCAAGCACAACTCGCACAGCAACAAGCACCTGTACAACAGCAAGAAGAAGACGATACTGACTTTTTTGTTGATCCACAGGCCGCAGTTAGTAGGGCAATTAAAAACCATCCTAGTATTAAAGAAGCCGAACAAGCTACTCAGCAATACAAAAGACAAACAGCTTTGGCACAACTTCAAAGCAAGCATTCAGATATGGACGTCATTATCAAAGATGCTAAGTTTGCAGAGTGGGTTAAAGCTTCTAAGATTAGGACGCAGTTGTTTGTACAAGCAGACCAACAGTATGATTACGACGCCGCTGATGAACTGTTCTCTCTCTGGAAAGAAAGAGCCTCTGTCGCACAACAGACAGTAGAAGTTGAAAAGCAAGCACGTAAGCAGCAGGTTAAGTCTGCAAGCACAGGCAACGCCCGAGGAACAGGTCAAACTCAACGTAAGAAGATATATCGTCGTGCTGATATTATTAAACTTATGAAGACCGACCCAGATCGTTACGCAGCTTTGTCAGAAGAAATCTTTCAAGCTTACGCCGAGGGTCGTGTTAAGTAGCCTAATCTAAAGGAGATTTATCATGGCGACTCAAACTTATCCCGGTACAGTAGGCGGTGGCTCCATTGTCAATAAGACAGCCGCAGCAACATTCATCCCTGAAATCTGGAGCGACGAAGTAATTGCCGCATACCAGAAGAACCTGAAGATGTCACCTCTTGTAAAGAGAATGTCAATGACAGGTAAGAAGGGCGACAAAATCCATGTCCCTAAGCCTATCCGTGGCGCTGCATCTGCTAAAGTTGCTGACACCGCAGTTAACATTCAGGCAAACGTAGAGCAAGAATTGCAGATTGAAATCAATCGTCACTTTGAGTACTCACGTTTTATTGAGGACATTGTAGAAGTACAGGCACTCAACAGCCTGCGACAGTTCTACACAGAAGATGCTGGTTACCAGTTGGCTCTGACGGTTGACACTGACCTGATGAACTGCGGTACTGGTTTTGGTGACGGAACGCTAGACCTCGCTGCTCCTACTGGCGCAGACTGGGCTAACAGCAACAGCTATTACTTTAACGCTGCTACTGGTTTGGATCTCTTTGTTGCTGGCACTACGGCAACTGGTGATAACTTTACTGACCTCGGTTTCCGTGAAGCTATCAAGATTCTTGACGACGCTAACGTACCAATGGAAGATCGTTGCTTGATTATCCCACCTGCTGCTCGTAAGACAGTAATGGGAATTGAGCGTTACGTATCTAGCGACTTCCGTGATGACCGTACTGTTAAGTCTGGTCTGATTGGTAATGTCTACGGTGTTGACGTTTACGTATCTAGTAACTGTCCTACGCTTGAGACTAACGTCCGTGGCTGTATGTTCTTCCACAAGGATGCCATCATCCACGCCGAGCAGATGAACGTTCGTTCGCAGACTCAGTACAAGCAAGAGTACTTGTCTACTCTGTACACCGCTGACACCCTTTACGGTGTTCAAGTGTATCGTCCTGAAGCTGGTTTAATCCTAGCTGTCTTTGACGAGTAAGACTCCACTGGCCCCTTCGGGGGCCTTTCTTATTTCTTGTTTGTTTCAGGAGTAGCTTATGCCAATTTATAGGGGTGATGGAGGTTCAGGTGATTCGTCTACGGACGCCTATGCTTCACAGATTGCCCAGTATGCACAAACAGCTACCGAGAAAGCAAACGAAGCTTCGACCAGTGCAACGGCGGCTGCTAATAGCGCCACTGCTGCTGCTGGTTCGGAGTCCGGGGTAGCGGCTGATGCTGCTGCTGCCAATACAGCAAAACTTGCGGCTCAGGCTGCACAGACTGCTGCTGAAACCGCCAAGACAGGCGCAGAGACAGCCGAAACAAACGCAGGCACACAAGCCACGGCTGCTGCTGGAAGTGCAACCACAGCGGCTACACAGGCTACAGCGGCTTCTACTAGTGCAACCACAGCTACTACACAGGCGTCTGCTGCTTCTACTAGCGCGACTAACGCAGCAACTAGCGAGTCTAACGCTTCTACTTCAGCAACCAGTGCAGGAACTAGCGCAACCAATGCAGCTTCTAGCGCGACTGCTTCTGCTAACAGTGCAACTGCTGCTGCAACGTCAGCGACAAATGCAGGCACATCAGCAACAAACGCTGCTACCAGTGCTGCTGCTGCACAGGCTGCTCAAGAGGCCATAGACGGGCTGTACTTAGGCGCACAAGCGTCTGACCCTACCGTTGATCTAAACGGTGATCCTGTTACAGCAGGTGATTGGTACTTTAACACAACGTCTAACTTAAGCCGCGTTTACAGTGGTTCATCTTGGGTTAACACAGCAAACGTAGGTACAGTTACTAGCGTAGGCGGCACAGGTACAGTCAACGGTGTAACGCTCACAGGCACAGTAACTTCTTCAGGCAACCTCACGTTAGGTGGAACTTTAGGAGGCATCACAGCCTCACAGCTTAACTCACAAAACATTAGTCAGTGGACTAACGACAGCGGGTACACCACAAACACGGGTACAGTTACTCCGTCTAGTACAGATACGTTTACTAACAAGTCAGGGAACATTAGTCAGTGGACTAATAACAGTGGCTATATTACAGGCAATGAAACGATTACATTAACTGGAGCTATTACTGGTTCTGGTACAACTTCTATAGCAACAACACTGTCCACAGTTGACGGAGGCACATACTAAATGACTACTATTATTACTAAGAATGGCTCAGGTGCGCCCACAGCGGGGCAGTTAACTACAGGCGAACTCGCAGTAGACTTAACTAACAAAGAACTGTACACCAAAGACAGTGGCGGCAATGTTATTAAAGTAGGATCGCAAGGCGGCTCAACAGGAACCTTTACGGATCTTACAGCAACCTCAAGCTTTACTTCCCCCGGCATTGACGATAACGCTAATGCTACAGCTATCACGATTGATGCTAGTGAGAACGTCGGTATTGGCACGGCGGCTCCCGCTACACCTTTAAACATCAAAGCAGCAGCGCCTAATATTACTATTCAGGATACTACTGAGTCCTTCTCGGCAGTAGACGCAGGGCTGGTACTTACAGGCAGCTCAAGTGGCGCACCTCGGTCAAACATCCAGTGGCGAATGGCTAACAAAGGCACTGATCTTACCTTCAGCTATGCTGCGTCTGCCACTCCAGCTATGGTTGTTGACGCCGCAGGAAACGTGGGCATTGGCCAGCCCAACCCGGGAACAAAGCTAGGGATCAAGACAGCGACAGCGACAAACGAAACAGCTATTAGGTTGTCGGATGACCTTACTCAGACTCTTAATGTCTTTGTAGACGGGACGGCGACTACAGGAGGTATTCATTACGAGAACCCAAACGTCGGATATCAGCGTTGGAGTACCAGCAACATTGAGCGTATGCGCCTCGACGCATCAGGAAACGTTGGGATTGGTACGTCTACTCCTGCTGGTAAGCAACACACTGCACTGGCTACTTCTCATACTTGGGGAGCCGCTTGGAGTGCTGGAACGGCTGTATTCGGAGGCGCTGGATCAACAAACGGTGCGCTTGGTATTTCTTACAACGACACTGACGGGGCTGTGCTGGGTGCAATCGCCCCCGGAGTTGCATGGAAGCCCGTCGCTCTTTACGGTAGCGAGTTTATTTTTGGAATATCTGGCACCGAGAATGTGCGTATAAATGCATCAGGAGACTTGGGATATTCTGGAAAGCTCTTTAGCTCTAACGCCCCCGGAACTCTTGGTGGATTACAGCTATACCGTAATCACGCTAATGGCGAATGTTTTCTATTTGATACAACCGCCGCACCGTACAGTGGCCCATTAATCTTCGGAACGAGCAACGCCGAGCGGATGCGGATCGACTCATCAGGAAACTTGCTGGTTGGACGTTCTAGCACAGCCGGGGGTGCCACCGACTATGGCGCTCAGATTTACAACTCAGGTGTCATATACCTGTTTGCGAACGCAAGCGGTAACGATGACATTTTCCGAGGACACAACTCAGCAGGGACTAACACTTCAGCGATTGAGGCTGACGGCAACTATATTGATTTGTCAGATGAGAGGGTCAAGGAAAACATAACAGACGCTCCAGATGCTTTATCTCTTATTAATAGTATGAAAGTCAGGAGGTTTGACTGGATTGGTCGTGACCAGCACCAGACCTATGGTTTTGTAGCGCAGGAGTTGAACTCCGTGTTTGAAGAGGCGGTTAAATCCCCTGATGACGAAGAAACTATGTGGGGTGTTAGACATAGCAAGATTATCCCTGTTCTTACTAAGGCATTACAAGAAGCAGTAACACGCATTGAAACACTTGAAGCCGAAGTAGCGGCACTCAAAGGAGAATAAAGAATGACAACGATTACATGGACAGTTTCATCCTTAGACTACGAAGTATCCAAAGATGGTCTAGACAACGTAGCCACTGTAGCCCATTGGCGCTGCACAGGTGTAGATGCAGACGGTAACGTAGGTTTGGCTTACGGCACCAAGGGTCTCCCTGACGCTTCTTCGGACAGCTTCATTCCTTGGGATAACATCACTGAGGATACCGTACTAAGCTGGCTCGTAGCTGAGATGGCTACAAACAAGATGGACGACACGCCTTCTGAGCAGGAGTCTGTAGAAGCCTCGGTACAAGCGCAGATTGACGAGAAGGCTAATCCTACTCATGGCACAGGCGCTCCTTGGGCAGCGTGAAACTCTTAGCAGCCCTAGTACTCGTGTTACTCACTGGATGCTCAGGCACACTACGAGAGAAATCTACGATCTGTCTGGGCTTCTGTTCGCACACTGAAGTTGAAACTGAGACGCAAACAAAGGACATTAAGAAATGAAAGCATTAACTTTTCTGTTAGCTTTAGTAGCTTTTAACGTGACAGCCGCAGAAATTTACTTAGCTGACGGTACGGTAATTGATTTGCCCGTAGGCTCTAAGGTTTACGTTGAAGAAAATACTGCATGGACGTTTACTAGGTTTAACGCAGGCGGCTTTGACCTTCGCCCGTTGTCTCCAGTTGTAGAGGTTACAGAGGTCTGTCAAGACTCAGGGTTTACTTTTGGCGGTGACTCTGCTGTCTGCGAAGAAGAAGTAATCGTAGAAGAAGAAGAGTGCGATCCTTTCACCTTTGGCGGCTCCGGTGGTTGTTGATAATGGAAGTGAGCGAGTTCAGAATAGAACGTATGGAAAAGGCTTTGGACAAAGTGTGCGAGGCCGTTAGTCAAATTGCTGTAGTTGACGAAAGGCTCCTAGCGATAATTAGCAGAATGGAGCGTTTTGAGAAGCGCCTCGACGAGCAAGAAGACAAAGTTATTGAGTTATCAGAAGATGTTATTCTTAACTCAAAGCTAATAAAGACCAGTGAAAGATTCTTTTGGATAGGTGTCAGCGCGGCGGCATCGTTTATTGTTTACATGGTGCGTTAATGCTGGAACTACTGGTTGGCCCAGTTACATCTCTACTTGATAAGTTCATCCCTGATGCTGATGAAAGGAATAAGCTTGCACATGAAATATCTACGATGGCTGAAAGACACGCTCAAGAGTTGGCTAAGGCCCAGATTGCGGTTAACAAAGAGGAAGCTAAAAGCTCTTCGCTCTTTGTGTCTGGATGGCGTCCAGCGGTTGGGTGGGTTTGTGTTAGCGGAATGGCATTTAATTTTATCTGCGTCCCTCTTGGGAATTTTACCCTTACTCTATCTAGTGTGGATGTTTTACTGCCAGCCTTGGATCTGAGTCAGATGATGCCAGTGCTTATGGGCATGTTGGGCTTAGGGGCTATGCGCTCCTTTGAGAAAGCCAAAGGCGTAGCGAGGGATAAATAATGGCAGCTAATAATAGTCAAACAATAGATCAACAATATTACGACGATCTGAATGATAGGAATACGACTCCGTTTGATCCTAACATAGGTCAGAACACGCCTGACTTACCTACAGGGCCGGGAGCCGCACAATCCGCTAACGCTGCATATAGGGCCGCTGTAAGAGCTTTTAAACAAGGCTGCAGCGGTAATGGAGGTTTTCACCATGGAAGCGGTGATAACTTAGTTTGTTACTTTGGTCAAGAAGCTGTCGATAAAGTTAACAATATTGGCGAAAACGCTCCTGCTTATGGCCGTGCTCAAGACTGGCTTGCTGATTACTATGAAGGCACAGACGCAGGCACTGGCCCTGATGTTGACGAAACTACTGAAGTTGTTGAAGCAGGTACTGACCCTCAACAGCAAATAGATGACTTTCAAGCACAGATTGATGAGTTGTTTACTCCGGGAAAGTTTACGGTAGAAGGCATTGAAGACGGTGAACCAATTGTTGTTATTCAGAATGAAGACGGAACAAGCACAACGATAGTAGGCATTGAAGAGCTTCAAGAGGCCGAAGAAGAAGCCGCTGCTGCTGCTGCTGAAGAGGCCGCTGCTGCTGAAGAGGCCGCTGCTGCTGAAGAAGCCGCTGCTGAAGCTGAAAAGGATGCTGAAGCTTTAAAAGATTATGAAGAAGCGGCGCAGCAAATTGAGCAAGAAATGAGCGAAGCTATTGCCGAAGGTGATTTTGAAAGAGCAGAGCAAATAGCTAAAGACCACAACGAAGAATACGGCGAAATTTCTTCTGACATTAGCGGTGAAGCGTACAAAGATGTAGAAGCATTTGAAGAAGCGTACAAAGACAGAGAAACAGAAGCCGAACAAGCCGAGAAAGAAGAAGAGCAAGAACAAGACAACTCAGGCATAGAAGTAGACTGGGCCGATTACGAAATTGTTGGTCAACGTGAAGACGGGTGTTACGACGTAAGACAAAAAAGTACAGGAGAAGTTTTTGTTGCTTGTCCGGGTGATGTCGTTGATGGCGTTGCTGTAGATTCTGGAAACAATGGCGAAGAAATTGCAGAAGAAGAAGTTGATGTATTTACAGACACTACGGACGAAGGCGAAGATGACTTTACGTTTGGCGGCTCGACTACTAAGGATACCGCAGAAGAAACTGTAGAAGAAACTGTAGAAGAAACTGTAGAAGAAACTACAGAAGAAACTGAGCCTGAGCAGAAAGATAAAGACGCTGCTGAAACTGCTAAAGACATAGCAGAGCAACTACTTAAGGACAGCCCTGCTGATGATGCTGAAGGCGGTCTTACGTTTGGCGGCGCGGCTTCTAAAGATGACGGTGGTGATGAAGTTGTAGAAGAAGAAGAAGAAGTTGTAGAAGAAGAAGAAGAAGTTGTAGAAGAAGAAGAAGTTGCAGACAACGGCGGTGAAACAGAGTTAGAGATAGCTTTAGATCCTACTAAAGACGGTGTTGTTGACAGCGGTGAAGACCCCGGCGATGCGGGACTTACTTTTGGCGGTGGCTCAGACACTAAAGATACTGATAACGGTAATGGCAAAGACGGCACTGGAGACAGCGACACTGAAGGCGTTAAAGACGGTACAGGCTCTAGTGACAGTGAAGGTGGCAAAGACGGTGACGGCTCTAGCGACACTGAAGG